CGCCGACGTCCAGAAGGACCGGATCGAGATCGATGTCTGGGCCTGGGGCCGTGGGCTGGAGAGCTGGCTCGTCGATCATATCGTGATCGCGGGCGGGCCCGACCGGCCGGAAGCATGGGCGGAATTGTCGGCGCTGTTGGATCGTATCTGGTCGCACCAGCGCGGTGCTCACTTGAGGATCGCGCGGCTCGCCATCGACACCGGCTTCGAGGCCCCCGCAGTCTATGCCTGGTCACGCCGGCAGGGATTTATGCAGGTCGCGCCAGTCAAGGGCGTCGAGGGTTTCAATCGCTCGAGCCCGGTGTCAGGCCCGACCTTTGTTGATGCGACCGAGGGTGGCAAGCGCCTGCGCCGCGGCGCGCGGCTGTGGACCGTGGCGGTGTCGACCTTCAAGGCCGAGACCTATCGTTTTCTGCGGCTGGAACAACCAACCGAGGAAGAACGTGCAAGCGGTGGCGTGTTTCCGCCCGGAGCTGTGCATTTGCCGCACTGGGTCGAGAACGAATGGCTCAAGCAGTTCACGGCCGAGCAACTGGTAACCGTGCGCACAAAACGCGGTTTCGCCCGTCTCGAATGGCAAAAGCTCAGAGAGCGCAACGAAGCGCTCGACTGCCGCGTCTACGCCCGTGCCGCCGCCTGGATCGTCGGCGCCGACCGCTGGACCGAGGCGATGTGGTCCGATCTGGAACGACAGATCGGACCAGTGGAGGAGGTCGACAGCAAACAGTCGGCCAATCCGCAATTGGAGAGCGGTGCCGTAGCCGGCGTCATTCGTTCTCGGCCAACGCTCCACGGCCGCCGCGTATTCCAGTCGAGCTATCTGAGTTGAGCCATGACACTCGAAGAGATGTTGGCGCAACGCGATGCGCTGCTCGCGGCGCGCTTTCGCGGCGTGCGCACCGTCGAAATCGACGGCCGCCGGGTCACATATGCGAGCGATGCCGAGATGGCGACCGCTATCACCGATCTCGAGCGCCGCATTGCCGCGACCCGGGAAGGTGGCCGCAAGCGCCGCATTCTCACGTCTGCGTCGAAGGGGCTTTGAGTGCTCGTCTCCCTGACAGCATTTCGTCGCCGCGTCGGTGCCTTCATTGGCGGGTTCGAGGCAGGGCTTGCAAATCGGCGACTGAGAGGATTTCAGCCGAGCAGGGCGCATCTCAACACGCTGATTGCGGCAGCAGGTCCCGATATCACGGCCCGCGCCCGCTGGCTGGTGCGCAACAATGGTTATGCCGCCAATGCGATCGAGAGCTGGGCTGGCAATGTCGTTGGCGCCGGCATCAAACCGTCGTCTCTTATCAAGGATGCTGGCTTGAAAGCCGCGGTTCAGGAGCTTTGGCTCAGCTGGACTGATGAAGCCGATGCGGAGGGCTTCACCGACTTCTACGGATTGCAGCGCCGCGCTGCGCGCGAAGTGTTCATCGCCGGCGAGGTATTCTTTCGATTTCGGTCGCGGCGACCTCAGGATGGATTGACCGTGCCGTTGCAGCTGCAGATGCTGCCCTCGGAGATGCTGCCGCTCAACCGCAACGAGGTTTTGCAGGACGGCCATGTGATCCGGCAGGGTATCGAGTTCGACGCCATCGGGCGACGTGTCGCCTACCACTTCCTGCGCCGGCATCCCGGCGACATCACGGATCCAGGCCTTGCTGGCGAGATGGTGCGGATCCCAGCTTTTGAGATCGCTCACATTATCGATCCGGTGGATGCCGGCCAGTTGCGCGGCGTGTCACGGTTTGCCGCCGGCATCGTAAAGTTGTTCTTGCTTGATCAGTACGACGACGCCGAGCTCGACCGCAAGAAGGTTGCGGCGATGCACGCGCTGTTCATCACGACGCCGGCGCCGTCCGAACCGCTCGACGCCGCGGAGGGTCGGGACGACAATGACGAGCGTACCATCGACCTGCAGCCCGGCCAGATCACCATGTTGGAGCCGGGTGAGGAGGTGCAGACCTCGGCGCCGGCCGACTCGGGACAAACTTACGAGCCGTTTCAGTACCGTACGCTGCTGCAGGTTTCGGCGGCGTTGGGTGTACCTTATGCGTATCTGTCTAACGATATGCTCAAGGCGAACTACTCGAATTCTCGCCTTGCGCTGCTCGAATTCCGCCGCCGCATTGAAGCCTACCAGCATGCCGTGATCGTCTGGCAGCTCTGCCGCCGGGTGTGGGCGCGCTGGATGGACACGGCGGTGCTTGCCGGCGCGCTTGATCTTCCGCGCTATGACGACCGGCGGCGTGAACACCTCGCCTGCGGCTGGCTGCCGCCGAAGTGGGACTGGGTCGACCCGCTGAAGGACGCCCGTGCCGAGATCGAGCAGATCAATGCCGGTTTGAAGAGCCGAACGCAGGCGTTGGCAGAGCGCGGCTACGACGCTGAGCAGGTCGACGCTGAGATCGCGGCCGACCAGGCACGCGAGAATTCGCTCGGGTTGAGTTTCCGGTCGTCCGCAGCTTCGCCACTGTTTCAGGGTGAGCCGAGCAACACGCCGGCCGGCGAACAGGACAATGCGAATGCCTGACCTACCGCATTTGGCCGGCCGCGTATTCGGCACGCCGCTATTGATCGCGCGCGGCAGGCTCGAGGTCATCCTCGGTGTGCTGGGGCCGCGTCTCGCCGGCGGCACGCTGGAGTCGATCGGACCGCAAACCGATCTGGCGCCCCTCACGTCGATCACGGCCGAGAGGATTGCGGTCGTCTCGGTGATCGGAACGCTTGTCAGTCGTTCGGGCTATCTCGACGCCGCGAGCGGACTCCAGGCCTACGACGATATCGCGGAGGCGGTCGCCGTCGCCATGGATGACGCGAGCGTGCGCGGCGTGATCCTCGACGTCGACTCCTCGGGCGGAGAGGTTGGCGGGTTGTTCGACCTGGTCGAGCGGATCAATGCCATTTCGAGCGCGAACGCAAAGCCGCTCTGGGCCGTTGCAAACGAGAGCGCGCTGTCGGCGGCCTATGCCATCGCGAGCGCGGCGGACCGGCTCTATGTCTCGCGCACCGGCGAAGTCGGCTCGATCGGCGTGGTCGCTGTTCACATCGACGAGAGCGGGGCGGACGCCAAGGCGGGACTGGCCTGGACCTTCGTGTTCGCCGGCGATCGCAAAGTCGACGGCAATGCGCACGAGCCCTTGTCCGAACGCGCCCGCGCCACGATTCAGGCCGACGTCGATCGCCTCTACTTCGAATTCTGCGGGCTCGTTGCCGGCAATCGTGGGCTGACGAGCGAGACGGTGCGCGGTATGAATGCTGCGATCTATCGCGGCGAGCTCGCAATCCGCGCCGGCCTCGCCGACCGCGTCGGCACGCTCGACCTCGCCATCGCAGAGATGGCTGCCGATTTCGACCGCATGGCCTCGGCGCCGCGTGCCACCAGCAACCCGACACCCAGGAGGATATCGTCCATGGCGACGAACGACACCGAACACAGTCGAAACGAACCGAACGAGCCGCAGCCCGCGCTGCCGGCAGCATCTCCGGTCCCGGCAATCCCTGAACCGGCGGTTCCTCCGGCTCAGACGGCCATCGTGCCCGCGACTGCCCCGGCCATCGAACCCGACCCCACGGGCAGACTGCGCGCCGAGTTCGCCGAGATCGCTGCCGTTGCCGCGCAGGCTGCCCGGCTCGGCGTCGCGGTCGACGCGGCGGACGCGGTCGCCAGGGGCGTCTCCGCCGATGCACTGCGTCGCTCCGTGCTCGACACGCTTAGCCAGCGGAGCGAGGCGACGAGTGTCATCGTCACGGCGCCGTCCACGCCCGCAGCCGGCGACAGCCCGATCGTGCGGCGCGCCAGGGAGCGTGCGGCAGCGGCCCGCGCCTGATCATCGACAGATTTGAGGAGGATCCCGCATGCCCGTTCTCACCATGGCGCCGACGCTCGGCGACCTGCTCAAATATGAGCTCAATGGCAACTATAGCCGCGAGACCGTTACCCTCAAGGCCGGCACCAACTACACGCTTGGCTCGGTGCTCGGGAAGATCACCGCCTCTGGCAAGTACCGCCTGTCTCCGGCAGCCCAGTTTGCCGGCGACGAGGGTGCTGAGACTGCGATCGCCGTCCTCATCGAGGCCGTCGACGCCACGGCCGCGGATAAGGCCGGCCTCGTCGTCGCGCGCGGCCCCGTGATCCTGTCGAAGGCCGCCCTCGTGCTCGATGCTTCGGTCGACGATGCATCCAAGACTGCGGCCAAGCATGCCGAGCTGTCCGCTGTGGGGCTCGTCGCTCGCGACACCGCCTGATCTTTTCTGAACCTCCCCGCTTGGCCGGGCCTCGATGGATTTCCATCGAGGCCCAATCTTTTTTAAGGAGACCCAACCCCATGGCTCCGATGATCAATCCCTTCGACGCAGGCGGTTACACGCTTGCCGAGATGACCCAGGCCATCAATATCCTGCCTAATATCTACACCCGTCTCGGCGAGATGGGCCTGTTTCGTTTTGAGGGTATCACCCAACGTAGCGCCATCATCGAGCAGGCCGAGGGCGTGCTCAACCTGCTGCCGACAGTGCCACTGGGCGGGCCGGCCACCGTCGCCAACCGCGATGCCCGCTCGATGCGCTCGTTCACAGTGCCGTGGATCCCGCACGATGACGTCATCACCCCGCAGGATATCCAGGGCGTGCGTGGCTTCGGCGTCGCGGATGCCGCAGATCCGCTTGCCACCGTCATGGAGCGCAAACTCACCCGCATGCGGGCGAAGCATGCCCAGACCCGTGAATACATGGAGGTCAATGCACTGCGCGGCGTCGTCAAGGATGGTGCCGGCGTCACCCTTTATGACTATTTCGATGAGTTCGGGCTTGCCCAGCAGGCAGTCGATTTCGTGCTCGGCACCGTGGCGACCCAGGTCCAGGCCAAGTGCCGCGAGGTGCTTCGCAGCATCGAGACGGAGCTCAAGGGCGAGACCATGACCGGCGTGCTCGCGCTGGTCAGCCCCGGTTTCTTCGACAAGCTGATCGGTCACGCCAGGGTCGAGGAGGCGTACAAATACTTCTCCGCAACTGGGGCGCAGCCGTTGCGCGAGGACACCCGCCGGCGCTTCCCGTTCTCTGGTATCGTGTTTGAAGAATACAACGCCACGGTGACGCTCTCGACCGGCGCGATCGAGACGCTGATTCCAGCGGGCGAAGGCATTGCCTTCCCGCTCGGCACCATGGACACCTTCGTGACCTATGGCGCGCCGGCCAACCTGATCGAGACCGTCAACACCATGGGTCTGCCGATCTATGCCCGCCAGATTGCGCGGCTGGACGGCAGCGCCATCGACGTCAAGACCGAGGCCTCGCCACTACCGATCAACAAGCGCCCGCGACTTGCCGTCAAGATTACTACCAGCAACTAAGCTATCGTGGTGGACGCATTCACCGCGGCGATCGATGCGCTGTTCACCGACCCGAATATTGCCCGCGTCGCGATCTGGCGTCCGGGCGGGGTGGGGTCGGGCGTCGCTGTTCGTGTCGCCGTACGGCGGCCCGACCAGGTCGTTGGCTTCGGCGACAGCCGAGCAATCCTGCCGACGGTGCTCATCGATGTGCGCCGCTCGGAGGTCGCCGAACCTGCGAGCGGCGACACGGTCGAGTTCGATGGCGACACCTTTGAAATCATCGCGCCGCCCATTGCTGACAGCCTGCGGCTGGTGTGGGTCTGCGAGGCCTCGTTGCAGGGTTGAGCTGATGCGCTTCACGTTGAAGGCCGACGATCTCGCTAAAGTTCTCACTGACAACGAAATACAGGCAGCGCGCTCGGTCACCGGCGCCATGCGCGAGGTGACCGATGGGCTCAAGGGCGATCTGCGCGCCGATATCGTCGATGCCGGCCTCGGACGTCGACTCGCCAACACCTGGCGCGGCAAGACCTTTCCCGAGGGCGGCGCAAGCCTCGATGCGGCTGCCTTTATCTGGTCGAAGGCACCGAACCTTGTCGACGTCTTCGATCGCGGCGTAACCATCCGCTCGAAGAACGGTTTCTGGCTTGCGATCCCGACGCCGGCCGCGGGCGCGACTGGTCTGACGACGACCGGCGCTCGTGCACGGATTACGCCCGGCGGCTTCGAGCGGCGCACCGGCATGCGGCTGCGCTTCGTCTATCGTCGCGGAAAGCCGTCGCTGCTGGTCGTCGACAACGCGCGGCTGAGCAAGCGAGGGCTGGCACGGCCGAACGCCGGTCGGACCCGCAGCGGCGCGCAGTTCACCCGCCTGACAGGTCGATCGACCGTCGTGGTGTTCATCCTGGTGCCGCAGGTCACGCTACGCAAGCGGCTCGATGTCGAGCCGATCGCACAGCGCTGGGCAAACCGCGTCGGTCCGATCCTCGCGCAGCATTGGAGATGATCGTGCATCAGGCGCGAATGGCAATGGCCACTATTCTCCCATCCCTTGCTTTCATAGCAGCCATTTTGATCGTGACCGTGCCGTGACCAGCAAGCGTGAACAGGTGCTCGATGCGATCGTCGCTCTGATCGCCGCGGCAGTGCCGGAGGCGAAGGTCGAACGCAATCTGGCAAAGCCCGAGCGGGTACCGCCAGGCGGCCTCGTCATTATCCGTGACGGCGATCCTGGTGAGCCCGAAGCGACACTGTCGCCTTTAACCTACATCTTCAGTCATCGCATCCCGATTGAAGTCGCGGTGCATCAAGGGATCGGCCCGCGCGAACAGGCACTCGATGCAATCCTCGGCCGGATCGGGATCGAGATTGCAGCCAATCGGACGCTGTGGGGTTTATGCGATTTTATCGAAGCCGAGGCGCCGGCCACTGCCGATGTCGAGAGCTCCGGCGCATTGCCCGGGCGCTGGGCCGATGTCGTGCTCATTGCAACCTATGCCACGCCCGATCCGCTGAACTGAATATCATCAACATCATTCCGGGAGATTGACATGGCTCGCGCCAGAGGCGCCAACGCAGTGATGGCGATTGCTTTTGAAGCCACCTACGGCACGCCGCCGGCGTCCGGATTTCACAAACTGCCGTTTGTGTCGTCCGGCCTCGGCGACGAGCAGAACCTGATCGAGAGCGATCTGTTGGGGCTCGGGCGCGAGCCGCTGCCACCGAGCCGCGATGTGGTCAACAACGAAGGCGATGTCGTTGTGCCGGTTGATCTGCGCAATTTCGGCTATTGGCTTAAATTGTTGTTCGGCGCGCCAACGACCACAGGGATCGCACCTGATTATGTGCACACCTTCATCTCTGGAGCGCCGGCGCTGCCTTCGATGGCGATCGAGATCGGGCTGCCGGAGGTGCCGAGCTATGGCATGAATGTCGGCGCCCGCGCCAACACCATGCGCATCCAGATGCAGCGCTCGGGTCTCTTGAACGCCACCATGAGCCTGATCGCACAAGGTGAGACGAAGGGCACGTCCACGGGCGCAGGCACACCGGCGGAGGCCGTTATCGAGCGCTTCTCGCAGTTCATGGGCGAGATCAAACGCGATGGCACCGCGCTCGGCCATGTTGTCTCAGCCGAGCTCAGCTATTCCAACAACCTCGACAAGGTCGAAGTCATCCGCCCTGATGGCCGCATCGAGGATGCAGACCCTGCGATGGTGGCTGCGACGGGAAATATTGTCGTACGCTTTGCCGACACCACGTTGCTCGATCAGGCTGTGAGTGGTGCGGCCTGCGAACTCTCATTCGGCTGGCAGATCGATGCTGCAAAATCACTCACTTTCACGCTGCACGATGTCTACCTGCCGCGCCCAAAGTTGCCGATCTCCGGCCCCGGCGGCATTCAGGCGACTTTCGCGTTTCAGGCGGCCAAGGACCCGGTTTTGAACAAGACCGTGACTGCGGTCTTGATGAACGACGTAGCGTCCTATTGATCAGGCTGCTGAGCGGGCCGCGGCAAGAGCGGCAAGGGTTGCTTTGGGATCGCGAGCAACCAGCAAGAGAAGCGAGCGGGCCGCGGGATCGATGGCGTTGCGCCCCTGTTCCCAATTGCGCAAGGTTGCAACCGGAACGCCAAGCGCAGCCGCAAACTGTTCCTGCGTCATCCCAATTCGCTTGCGGATAACATGCGGCGAGAAGCTAGTTTCCAGAGTGTATTCGGCGTCAGGGCTCTCACCATCCTCGATCATATGCCGCCGGATATCTTTCTCGGTCGTGGCGTCGATCTTCGTCCAATCGACGTTGCGTTTCGATGCTTTGATCTGTTCTAGGGTCTTGCGGACGATAGCCATCGTTCCTTCTCCCTTTTGCGGGACGCTCGCGCCGAAATAATCCGCCGTCTTTCAGCTCGGTTTGTGTAGATCACAGTCAGGAAGCGGCCGTTCACAATCCCCACTGCGACAACTCTATCCTCGCCCCAGTCCTGGCGACGGTCTTCCCATTCGACGACCGGCCCAGCGAAGATTTCGACTGCAGTGTCAAACCCAAATCCGCGTTCGCGGCGGGTCCAGTCGCTCTTGGCTTCGTCCCACTCAAATTCCATCGCCATTCTACGCGAATCGCGTAGTCCGTCAAGTTGTCGTCTGCGCGATCCGCGCACTCATTCCGAATCGCCAGTTCCCCGGAGAACGCTACCATGCTCAAGCTATCCATCGACCGCGAGCCGTTCTGGCTCGACCTTGTTCCAGGCGTGCGGGTGCGGTTCCGCCCCATTACCGTCGCCGCCATTCTTGCCGCGCGCGCCGCTGCGGCTGAGGTGCTGCGCGCGGGTGGTGAAGATGCCGAGATCCAGGCCGGGCTAGCGTTTACCTCCGCGCTTGCGCGCTCTGGCATCGCGGCATGGGAAGGCATTGGCGATGCTGATGGCAATCCGGTCGGCCCAAACCCGGACCACGTCGATGCCGCGCTCGATCTCTGGCCGCTATTCGACGCGATCGACCGCCTCTATGTCGCGCCGGCAATCCTGCAGGTTGCGGAAAAAAACGCCTGATCGCTCTCGCCGAATGGCACTTCGGTGGGGGCGATGGCTATTGCGCGGCCTGCACGACGACGTGCGCCGAATGTCCATATCGCGAGCATGCGGTTCATACGCCCGACGGCATCGCGGCCTGGGAGGTGCTGCGCCGCGCCGCAGGTCAGGTGCGCACAGCACCCGGCGGCATCTACGCCGTGGATTTTGGCGCCGTGCTGCTCTTGGCCGACGCCATGGGCGCGCTCACTCCGCTGCTCGTGGAAGTGCTGCCCGAGATCGAGCCGATCATCGTGCGCAGCTATGCCCACGACCGGGATTGATTGAGCCCGTCACGAATTTGAGCGAACGATGGCAGCAACAAACGTCTCGATCCGCCTCGGTGTCGAGGGCAAGGCGGAGGTCAAACGCGCCTTCGACGAGGTCGGGCAGGCCGGCACGAGCGCGTTTCGCGGCGCCGCGTCCGCGATGGATGCCGCCGGGAGTGCCACCGATCGACAGACACAGCGTTTGCTGCGCCTGGCGCAAGCCGCGCGACAAGCGGCAAGCGCCGACCAGTCGCAGCGTAATTTCAACGCTGTGCTCGGTGTTGACACCACGCCGAAGTCTGCGCGCTACTCGGCCGAGGTGTTCGAGAGCGCTGCCAGGGCATCGGAAGACCTCGAGCGGCGCACCGTGGCGCTGCGCGCCCAGGTCGACCCGCTCGGTGCGGCACAAAAGCGGCTCAACGCCGAAATCGCGGAAGCGGCTGCGCTGCTCAAAGCCGGCACCATTACCACGAAGGAGCATAATGAGGCGGTCGCGCTCGCCAGGGAACGCTTCGATCTGGCGTCCGGTGCGCTCAATGAGCTTGGCCATGCGTCGAATCTGACCGGCGGCCAAATTCGGGCGCTGATCACGACGTTCCGGCTGGCGTCCGACGCGGCGGTAACCGGCGAGGTGCCGCTCGGACGGCTCACCATCCAGACGCTCAAGCTCGGTAAGGCGTTCGGTGCGGAGTCCGGCGGTCTCTCCGGCATCGCCGGCAGCCTCGGGCGCGCGCTTGCCGCCGTCATCACTCCGGTGCGGCTTCTCACCGGCGCGACGGTCGGAATGGCGATCGCAGGTGCGACCGCTTATGACGCATGGCTCAAGGGCCAGAAACAGCTGGAAGTCGGGCTTGCCGGTGCCGGTCGCGCGGCTGGCGCCACGGTCGCCGACCTCAATCGTATCGCGCAGGTCGGTGCCGCCGCCGGCAAGGTGTCGGTTGCCGCTGCACGCGAGATGGAGACAGCGTTCCTGCGCACCGGGCGGATCGGCCAGGACCACTTTTCCGGCCTGATCGCGGTCGCCAAAAACTATGCCGTCACCGTCGGCAGCGATGTCGACGCGGCGGTCAAGTCCCTCGCCGAGGCCTTCGCCGACCCGGTGCGCGGGGCAGATCAGCTCAACACGCAGCTCGGCTTTCTCGATGACCGAACGCGCGCCTATATCCGGCGTCTTGCCGAACAGAACGACCGCACCAGCGCACAGCGCGTGCTGCTGGAGGCGATGCGCAGTAGCCTTGCTAATGCCGAGCAGGCGACGACCGCGCTTGGCCGTGCCTGGGATGCGGTCAAGCGCACGGCCTCGGACGCCTATGACGCCGTTGGTCGGGCCATCGACCGCGCCGCTGGCGGCGGCACATCCGAGGAGCAGCTCGCCCGGATCGAGCAGCGTATCGCGGCGCTGTCGCGCGGCTCGAATAGTGCGCCATCGCGGGTCCTGGCGGAGCTTCGGCGACAAGCCGATGATCTTCGTGCTCGCATTGTAGATGCAAGGCACCAGGCTGATGTTGGCCGCATCGAAGCGGAGGCGCGCGCTCTCTCGCTGAAAGTCGGCGAGGCGGTGCGCGACATCATCCCCGGCACCGAGACGATCCGCCAGCTGGAGGTGCTGCGTGGCTCGTTGGGTAAATTGCTCGAAGACCCGCTTGCGGCAAAAAATGTCGATAATCTGCAGAATGTCGAAGACGCCTATCGTCGTGTCACACAGGCGCTCGCGACTTATTCCGGTGAGAATGCCAAGTTCGTCGATCCGCAGGCGCGTAAACTCCGCCTGCAGCAGATCGA